TAGCCCCCCTATAGGGGCTCTATGGGGTAGTGTAGAGAAGCAGATGTAGACGCAGAGGTAGAGGTAGACGCAGAGGCAGAGGAAGAAATGTAAAAGGGAATATCTTCGATATTCAACAAAGTATAAGGGGGCTGCGCCCCGCCCCCCCCCTTGTTTTGCAAAGGAGTGATAAATTGATTTTTGATTTTGACAAGTTTGCTCAAATAACTGCGAGCGTTTACCCTGTTAGCCCGTACACCCTCGAAGAATCTTTGAGCGTGTTTCGCTACTACTTCGAGAAGTACGAAGAACATACCGGCAGGCCGCACGCACCAATCCGATCAAGCCAGATCGTGCGCATTTGTCAGGATATGCCATTCATTAACAGGGATTATAGCGGCGGGTTATACGCTGATATTGAGCCAGAGGCATACCCTGCACTGATTGACAGGTATTTTGCTACGAAATATCGCAACTGCGACCGGAACATAAACCATTTTTTCAGCGGTCGAATCCGCGAAATGAAGTTTTACGAGGAACTTTACTGATGGGGAAGAGATCACAAGCTAAAGGCCGCGCCGGGGAGCTGGAATTGTGCCGCCTATTGCAAGGCTACGGCTACCCCGTGCAACCGGGCGAGGCCGTGAGCTTTGGCAGCACGCCCGATTTAACAGGGCTTGACGGAATACACGCTGAGTGTAAGCGCTGCGAAAAGCAAGCCCTTTATGAGTGGATCGAGCAGGCGCAGCGGGACAGCGGCAAATTTAAGGACGGTTTACCGGCTATCTTTTGGAGGAAAAATCGCGCCCCGTGGCTTGTCTGCATGACGCTTGCGGACTGGATCAGCTTATACCAACGGCAGAAAACGGCAGAAAGCGGAAAGGAGGCAGGGAATGACCCCGAATAAAGAAAAGCTGCTTGCGGCTCTTCTGACTTCTCGAAGCAAGAAAGAAGCGGCAGCAGCGGCAGGAATTGCAGAGCGAACCATGCGGACTTATTTTGAAGACCCGGAATTTTGCCAGCGATACCGCGAAGCGTTCGCCGGAGTGATTGAAGATGCTACCAGACAAGCGCAGGCGCTTTTAATGCCCGCATTAAGCACTCTCGAAACGGTTATGACCGACGAGGAAATAAACCCCGCCGCCAGAGTAAACGCCGCGAAAATCGCCCTTGATTACGCCGTGCGTTTGACCGATCAGCACGACCTTGCAGAGCGCCTTGCAGCGTTGGAGGAAATGCGGCAATGATAACACGGGACAAGCTGGAACAGCGCATAGCAGCCCTTGAAATGGCAGAGAAGCAGCGCCGGGATAGCATGACCATCACCGCCACCGTGGAGGACTTCATAGCCCCATGCTATCTCCCCTTGCATGAGGACATAAAAGCAGGGCAGCACCGCTTTTACAATCTTCCGGGCGGGCGCGGGAGCTGCAAGAGCTCTTTTGTATCGCTTGAGATCGTGGATGGCATACAGAGCGACCCCACAGGCCAGAGCAACGCTATTGTGTTTCGCAAGGTAGCGGGGACAATGCGCGACAGCGTCTTTTCTCAAATCGCATGGGCTATTGATATGCTGGGTGTTTCCCACCTCTGGAAAGCAACCGTTTCCCCGATGATGTATGAATACAGGCCGACCGGCGCACAGATCCTTTTTCGAGGGCTGGACGATGCAAGCAAGCTGAAATCTATCAAGCCCAGGCGTGGCACTTTCCGCTATTGTTGGTTTGAAGAATTTAGCGAGATAAGCGGCCCGAACTTTGCCCGAAATGTTTTGCAATCGGTCATGCGAGGGCAAGGGACAAACCCGCAAGTGTTCCGCAGCTTCAACCCGCCGATCAGTAAGGCGAATTGGGCAAATCAGTTTGTTGCAGAGCCAGATGCGCAGGGGATCACCTTTCACACCACCTATAAGGACATACCCGCCGAATGGTTAGGCGAGGCTTTCATAGCGGAGGCTGAACGCCTGAAGGCCGTCAATGAGCAGGCATACCGGCATGAATACTTAGGCGAGGCGACCGGCACCGGCGCGGAGGTATTTCCGGCGCTGGAAGTGCGGGAGATCACCGCCGAGGAAGTGGCGAACATGGGATACTTCTTTTCCGGCGTGGACTTTGGCTTTGCGGCAGACCCCGCTTGCTTTATCCGCTGCAGCTATGACCGTAAGCACGAGACAATCTACATTCTGAACGAGATTTACAAGCGCGGCATGAGTAACCGGCAGCTTGCGGAGGAAATCGCCCCGCTTGTGGAGGGGGACACCAAAGGCAGCAGCTACCTTTCCCCGGTAAGCGGCTTGTGCTTTCAAGATCACAGCGACATTTATTGCGATGCAGCAGAGCCGAAAAGCATAAGCGATTTAAAGGACTGCGGCTTAAAGCAGGCCAGAGCTTGCCACAAAGAGCCGGGATGCGTGGCGTATCGTGTCAAGTGGCTGCAACACCGGCGCATTGTGGTTGATCCTGCAAGGACGCCAAACGCGGCGCGGGAGCTTGCAAACTACGAATACGAAAAGGACAAAGACGGCAATATGCTTTCCTCTCTCCCCGACAGGGACAACCACAGTATAGACAGCCTCGCTTATGCGTTAGACCGTGAGATTTACCGCAAGCGAGGGCAGAGCGCTTAAAGAAAGGAGAAAGTCATGGGCTGCATGCGTATCAAGTGCCACTATTGCGGCGGCACATGGGAAGTGTACGGGCGAAGCGTCACCAATGGAGACTATGCCCGCACTTGCCCGCATTGCTTCAAGGCCATTGAAAAGCAGACATGGGACAAGCAGATCATTCCGGCGTTTCATGCGCTGGACGATGCAAACCGCGAGCTTGTAAAGGACAGCAGCGGCTACCATACCCCGCTTTTTGAAGTCAGCTATGAGGCCGACAGCGTATTCCGCAACGGCTATGAAAACTGTCCAAATTTGGACTGAAAGGAAGCACATGGACATTTTGAAGGAATACCCCCTAATTGATGAACACGGCAAAAGATACCGCGAGTTTGGGCGCGGATGCCGTGAGTACGCGCCGACCCTTGTAACCTCTGCGGGCGAAGTGCCGATGGGAACAGTCATTTATAAGAAGATGCAGGAAGAGCCACCCGCACAAAAGAAAGATTGCCCCTTTCAGGGCGGCCTATACCCGCAATGCAAAGAGGACGATTGTGCTTTTTTCAAAGGCGGCAAGTGCAAGCCGGGAACGGCAACAGCGGGCAAGCGCTGCCCTCTCCCTGCACATTTGACTTGCGGCGATAGCTGCATGATGTATAAAGACGGGCGCTGCACCATCTTTGCAGCAGGAAGGAAAAAGAAATGAGTTATTTAAGATCGTTCACAGGAAGCAAACAGGATATGGCGCGAGTTCTGAAAATCGAGCGAATGATCCGCGATTTGACTAACATTGACGCTATCCGCGAGATTGAGCAATTCATGGGTGAAAATCGCGAGCTTATCGCAAGAAACAGCGAGGGCGCAAACGCAAGCAACCGAGACAGTAAAAACCGCGAGTATTACGCAGTTTTCAGAGAAATCACAGGAACGGAGGATACCAATGTCTACTAAATACAACCACTTTGCAAAAGACCTTGACGCCGCTTTCAAGGCGGCACGGGACGAATACGCCGCCGCGTATAACGCAGTAGAGCAGACCCGAAAAGCCATGCAGGACGCAGGCCCGGACGCGCTGAAAAGGCAGATTGCTACGCTCCAGCTCCAAGAGGCAGAAAACAAGATGAGAACGGAAACCGCGCGCATTTGGGCGGCGTTCGATGCAAAGGCCGCAGAACTCCGCAGCGCATTGGAAAAGGAAGTACAGACAAGCAACCTTGCTGATCCTTCCGCCATTGACAGCAACGCCGTTGAGCTGATGAAAACCGGCGTTTTGACGGTGGATGATTATTTCGGCTTTGCGGACAGATACGACGGAAACCCGACCATGCTAAAGCTGATCGGTCACTATGCAAAGGAAGCAGCAGACAGCGCCGACGACCGGAAAGACCGGGTTGCTTTAACCGTTCTCGCGCAGGATTGCGCCAAAGGCATGGGAAAGACCCTGAAATCGTGGGACAGTATGATGAC